CTCTCATTATTTATATGATTATGGATCATAGCTAGATCTATATCATGTATTGATTGTACATCAGTAATATCTAGCATACTATAAACTTATTTTAGGTTTTGAAGCCTTCTTTAATAATGCACCAGCTGTACCTGGAGTCGTGTAAGCATCAAGATCAGTTGTCCATGGATCCCCTGCTGATCCTGCTCCATTAAGTTTCTGACCCATAGTACCAGTTGAGTTATAATCTGCTGCTAGAGCGTTCCATACACCCTCCACTAGCTGCTGTACCGTTGCTTGAGACTGATTAACATAGATAGTCATAGTCATATTACCAGTAGCTGTCATAGTAGAAGTCATCTGCCCTTGTCCACTAGCTTCCATAACCATACTAGCAAGAGCTCCAATAGCTCCTGTCATATTACCAGCACCAGCCATAGTCATAGAAGCATTAAGAGCTCCAGTCATACTTGCTGAAAGTCCTCCAATACCTGACATACTGAGGATAGCTGAAATGATAAGACCCATATTGAAGTCACTGATAGATCCTGTACCAGCCATAGTTAGCTCCATGTTCATACCAAGAGCCCCAGCTGCTGATAGAGCTCCTGATCCTGATATACCTACATTAGATCCAATACCTCCTGAGTGAGGAGGTAAAGTCCAAGCATAAGGAGAAGCATAAGCACTAGGTACTCCAAAACGATCTGCAGTACCAGATAGCCAATTCTCTCCATAGAATCTTTGTCTTGTGACTCCTGGAGTGTTCCAGTTAGCTCTTAACCCTGTAATACCTGACAATGAATCACCTCCACCATTAGTGATAGGACATTTAGTGAATTGATTGTAGTTACCTAGTAGAGCCATATAGTTATAAATAACCTAATTCCACACTGTTGTAATGTGACCTCCAAAGTTAGCTGCTGCTGGAGTTGTTGTTGAAGATCCGATCATCCAGTAGAGAGCTGCTCCATCATAAATACGAGGGAGAGATGGTAGCTGGTTCACGAGATCACGTTCTGCTGCAACACCAAGAGTAGTGATAGGTACACGAGCGATCTCTTTTATGAGTGCTACTGTGTATTCTCCTGAAACGTATGATGTTGAGTTTTGAATTGTGTTTATTTCTGCAATACCTGCATCACCTGATGCTAGTGGTACCTGATAGTTATACTTACCAGCTCCAGTACCTGAATAAAGCACAAGAGAGTTAGAAGCTGCTGTCTTTCCTACTGGAAGAACACCAGGAGTAGCACGAGATCCAGTCTGTACTGAGTTTGTATAACCAAGTGATAGGTTAGGAGTTGCTGCACCTAAAGCAGTAGCGTTAGAGTTGAAGAAGATAGCTTGTACACCTGCACCATTAGTATAACGAGGAAGTAGTCTTGAAATAGTGTGTGTCCCAGTACCTGCATCTGTGATATTGATCGCTGTACCTGCAATAGCGTTAGCATAAGATGTAGCAAGTTTACATGTACCGTCTGTAACTTTAATTACATAGTAGTTAGTAGCTAAAGCAAGACCTCCAGGTAGAGTAGTAGTAGTTGTAAGTTGTACACGAGTACCAGTTAAGATATTTGAAGGGATATTTGTTGTTGATGTATAAGTAAGTGTATCTGTACTTGCATCTGCTGTAAAAGTATCACCATAACCAAGTGTATTAGTTGTACCCTGTGCTGTGATTGTTGTCACTGCTGTAACACGATAGAATCCGATTATGTCTACAAGTACTGCAACACAAGGAGCTGTAGTAGCTGCTGAAGTCCATGCTGATAGGTTAGCAAGTGACTTATAGTATGTAGGTTGTACGTTACCACCATGAGGGATAGATGCTGCGTTAGTTGTTTGGTCTGTTACTCCTTGAAATAGAAGTGCTGTACCAGCGTTAAAGATAGCATCTGGTCCTGGGTTTCCGTTACCTCTTGCTGTTAAGTGAAACTCTCCTGCAATAGCTGCAGTAGTAGGGTTCATGCTTTTGTTCCAATCATATCTAAAAGATTGACCGTTTGACAAAGCATTTATTATATTGTCATTTGACTGAAATCCTGCCATAAAATTTAATTAATTAATTATAAATAACCTGCAAGTCGCCCATTAATGTAACACCGTTTAACGAACCTCGTGGGCAGGTTAGCCAACTAAGGTAAGCATCGTCTTTAATTTCTGGTATATCAGAAGTTTCAATAAGATAATCTTTCTCTACTGGTGCTGTTTGTTCACGAATCTGTGTTTGAGCCAAAGGTTTTACAAGAATAAGTGAGAATAGTCCTACATCTACACCGAGCATTGTTACACTTTCTATACTTCGTACTCCTGTATCTCCGCTCTGTAGTCCTATGAAAGGGTTGCCAGATTGTCCAAGAGTTGAAAGTGAAGAAGTTGTAATTGTACCGATAGCAGATATAGCGTTTTGCTGTACTGTCTGTGACGTTCTTCCAGATACTCCATCACTATTAGTGTAAGTGAAGTAAAATGATTGACCTCCTGTTCTACCTGCCACTGTAACTGCGATAACTTGTACACCCTTACCGTCTGTATAACGTGGAAGTGTAACTGTGTTATCAAGTGGTTGTGGGTCAAGAACTGAATCATCCACTGATGGGTAGTACATTAAGAAGTCACAAAGTATAAGATTAAGTGGAAGTCCTGTTGCTGAACTACTCATAGCAGTAGTCATTCTTAATTGCTGCTTCTTAGGAGATGTATTAGCTCCATGATAGATACCTCCATCAGTAGACTGATAGATACCTTTTGCAATAAGTGGAGTAGCATCAAACCAGTACTTAGGTACCGGATTACCAGGAGATAGAGAAAGATCAAACCAGTACCCAGCTGTTGTAGTCTGAGATGGTACCTTACGCCACATGTACCTTCTTACTGCTCCGTTTATTTCTGCATCTACTACTTGTTGTACGCTATTTACTGACATTTGATTATATATTCTGACCACTCCTTACCCTCCTCTAGTGCTCTTAACTTCATGTGATCAAGTGCAACTCTAGCATCAGTAAAAACTGCTGCTGTGGACTCATCTTCATCATTTCTATAAATTAAGATCTGCATAAGTTATTTTAATCCACCAATACCCTTCATACTCATTGACATATCTGCAATAATTGCAGCTTCATTACACTCACTGGTACACGCTCTAAATACTTCACCGTTAATAACGATAACCCCCTTATTACATTTTGAGCATTTATACATACTAGTCTTCAGTGATGGTAATGTTTCCGATACCAAATTGAGGTTGAATAAGGTTAGCTACAGGGAGTGAAGAGTTAAGAGCTCCTGAATAGAGGATCTGTCCTGCTCCTGATGCTGTTGTTACTATTGCTCCATGAGTAATAGTAGCTCCTGTCACACCACATTGTGGAAATTGAATAAGGTTAGCATTAGTAAATGAAGATCCACCATCAGTCCACGCTGAAGCTTTTACAAGTGTTTGTCGTGCATAGTTTGTATATGCTGTTTCATTTGTAATAGCTGTACCTGCTTCTCCAGGGTCTGCTGTATAAAGTGCTAAATATAGGTTAGCTCCTGCACGCCATGATGGATCAACTCCTTTAAGAATTGCCTTCAAAACGTCATTTTCTGTTGTGTCTGATTTTGACATAAGTTTATTTTAATTGATAAGACTACTTCCTCAAGTAGTGACTAAAGTATAACAAAAATTAAGTATAAGTTATACCTGTAACATCCCCAGAAGAGTACGTCAATGTTTTTGTTAGTGTAATACCAGAAGGAGTAGAGCCAGAGAGTACAATAGAAGTAACATCTCCACTGGTGTAGTTAAGAGTTTTAGTAATTCCGTTAGAATATACAATGGATGAAACATCACCGGCACCATTATAGTTAATAACATAGTCGTATGACTTAAGATTACTAGAAACAGACTCAAAAGTCTCTTGTGTAGATCCACCTTGTCCTAGAACATATTTACCATTTGTTTTAGTGAGTCCACTAATATCAACGTCATCAAGTTCTGACAAAGATGTCGTCTTTGATGCTATAGTAGCGTTCCTAACGATCTCTTCTATTTTTGGTACATTTACTATCTGTTTATAGTCAATAACAATATCCTCTATCTTAGGAGATATGCCATCTTTTCCATTATCTCCACGATCACCTTTTTCACCCTTATCACCTTTTTCTCCTTTAGCACCAACGAGTCCCTGTTTTCCTTGTGGACCTTCTTTACCATCTACACCACGATCTCCCTTATCGCCTTTTTCACCCTTAACACCTTGAGATCCAGTATCTCCTTTTTCTCCACGATCACCTTTTTCTCCTTTATCCCCCTTAATAAACTGTATAGCTAAAGAAGCAAGATCTTTTTTTATCTCTTCTTCATTTTTTCTTGATACTACTTTTAGTTTTAGTTTAGTCATAGGTTACATAAACATAAAGAAAGACTGATTATTACTATTTGATGGTTTCATTGATACCACAATACCTGTCCATTCTGTACCAGCAGACCAATTTTGAGCTGTAGACCCAGGAGTTGCTACTGGAGCATTAGTATCTCCTATACATAATACGTTAGTAGTTCTTCCTGTTGTGTTAGCACCAGCAGTACCAGTTCCAGAGTTATTGGTAAAGAACCCCATTACCCAAGCATTTGCAGTAAGTGTGGTAACAGAAAGAGATATTGAAGAAGCTGCGTTTCTTAATGTTGTACTTGCTTCAACGCTGTCTACTCCTGAATAAACTGCCCATGTCATGTTTGGAGAGTCAGCTGAAGCGTAATTATCTACAACAGTAACTGCACCACTTGCAGGATTTAATACATACCACAAAGATTGTGTATTCCCACGAGTTGTCTGATTTATAGTTGCAATCTTTGTCATCGCTACACCTCCCCAAGTTACTGATGTAGGGTCTATAGATAGCCCCGATGAGTCAAAAGCAACAAAAGCAATACCATTTGTTACTGCTGTCACTGAAGCTAACCCATTACCTGTATACGAATGAGATGTACTACTACCATTATTACTATTTGCAGAAGCTACTTGTGAAAATGCTATTGCCATAAATTATGCTTCTTGTGCCAGTGCGATTAAGTCCCACTTTGTATCTGTACTATTGTACATAAAGCCCATATAGAGAGTTTTACTTAATACAGTTGTTGTAGGTAAAGCATTACCCATAGCTCTAAATTGAGTGTCATACGTTAATGCTCTTGCTGTTCCGTCATCTTTTATACGAACAATAAGTTTTTCTCCTTGTACAGGAGTTCCTGATGGGTTATTTAATTTTAAAGCTCCAGCTTGTGCTGTCACGATAAATACATCACAAGTAGAAACATCAAGTGATGTTCCTGTATCTGTAGTATATGAAGCTGCAGAAACAACACGAGGTTGATTTCTCTTGTTTGTAGTTGTCTTTGTATTAGATGTAGTAAGTACATCAACACCTTCTACAGCTATCTGTCCTGCCGCACTTCTAGTTATTGTCGTGTCTGAAGGATTACCCACTTCAAATTGTGAAGCAGAAAATGCTTGAGATGTAGAACCTGCTAATAATGCTTTAGTATCTGCATACACCTTAACAGCGTTCTGTGAAGGATATGCTGTATCTGATGTGCCAAGTGAAGTGTTTGTAGACTTATTAGCTACATCTTCAGGAACGTATGATATGTTCCCATTGAGGATATTCCAGTTACCTGCTGTCTGTCCAGGCGTATCTACGTTAGCAATAAGTGAATCTCCTATCTGTACAGCTGTACCTCCAAGAGTTCCTGCTACTGATATAACCCACATATCTCCTTTCATTACTGCTCCAGCAGTACCTGATCCACCTGTTGTAGGATAAGTGTTTCCAGAAGCATTATAGCCACCACGATAGTCAAGAAGACCAGCCACCATAGAGTCTACATACGTCTTTGTAGCCTTCTGAGATGCGTATTTAGTATCTGAGTTAGCAGATAAAGTACCATCAACGTCCTTATTTGCAACGTTTTCAGTGGTATATCCGATCACTGCTTGTACTGCAATATCAGTAGATCCTAAAAGAGTGTTACCATTTACTGTTCTTAAGTTTGTACCTGATACAAGAGTATCTTGCTTAGCTGCAATAGCAGAAGTAATAGTAGCAATAGTTGAAGATCCTACCTTGATCAATTTACCTGTGATACCGTTAAATACAGCGATAAAATCGTTAGTAGATGAAGCTGGACCGACTACATCACCAGTTGATGATGCTGGTATTACATATTTACCATTAGTCTTTGTAGTATTTGATAGATCAACGTCATCAAGTTCAACAAGAGATACAGTCTTAGATGCTTGCTTACGAGACAAAAACTTAATCTTATCATCCCATTCTTTTATTTTCTCAGGATCTACATCTTTACCATCCTCTCCTTTTTCTCCCTGAGGACCTTGCTCTCCCTGAGGACCTTGCTCTCCTTGATCACCTTTTTCTCCCTTGAATCCACGAAGACCACGATCACCTTTAGGACCTTGAGCACCGTCTATACCGTTAGTACCATCAAGACCATCACGCCCAGCTTCTCCTTGATCACCTTTTTCACCTCTAATAGCATCCTGAAAATCAGTATCTGACTTGATGTTATCAATAGCCTCATTGATATTATGAAAAGCGTTATCCCCTTTATCTCCCTTGTCCCCTTTATCACCTTTTGCTCCTCTAGGACCTCTAAGCAAGTTCCAAAGAGCTAGTGAGTTCTGATCATTAGCTTCTATCTCAAAAGTCTGGTTTTTCTGCTCATCACCTTGTAAAAGAAGATGCTCTGCTGTCTTGTTAAGATCCTGAATACCTTGTGATATCTCATCCTGTTTTAAGAGTTGATGTTCACCGATAGTCTCAATACTCTTTTGAGTTTGATGTCTTTCATCATTTTGAAGAATCAGTGGATCCAAGTGTTCAGGTTTCATACGATAAGTATATATTATTTGTTATTCTTTGGTAAGGATTCTTTAGAAGGAAAATATCCAAATTCGTTAATATCATCACCAGCAAATTGAATATCTTTAGCTTTTACCTTAAATGAGTGAATAGGCATACTATCTTTAGCATGAAGTTTAGCGTATTTTTTAGATAAAGTTATCCAATCACCATTATTTATATCTTTACTAGGAGATGCTCTATAAATAGTTATAGTTGCATTAGGTTTATTTCTAATACTTTTAATAATATCCCATGACTCTCTTGTAGCAACTCCATAATCAGTCTTAGCTTTCATATCAAAATAATACTCAGGATGTTCATAAGCATCTTTAGGTATAAACTCTCCTTTCATTGTAATATCAGATCCATAAGCACCACTTTCAGTAGGACGGTGAGACATTTTATAAGAATCTATTGATTTTTTACCGGTAATATCCTCCCAGTACTTAGATACTTGCTCATTACCTCTAATTCCTTTTTCTCTTAGTGTATCTCTTAAAGAATTACTCATCTTTTGATAAAAGTCTTCTCCATTATCAAACTTAAGTGCTTCATTTTTTATAGATACATCTTTAGGAAACATCCCCATTCTCTCTTTCATCATATCTTGAGTTACAGTATCTTCAGCTTTAGCAGCTTCACGAGCAGCAAGTTCATCACTGAAAGATCCAGCTTTATCAGCAGTGTCAAGAAGTAGCTCATCATCTTTCTTTGTGAGTTTTCCTTCATAATTAAAAAGTCCATGATCTTTTAGAGTCTTAGCAAGATTTTCTCTAGCAATTTCTTTATCAAAATTACTATAATTTTTTTCTTTTATAATTCTTGAGTAAGATACAATATCCTCATTTACTGTATTAGTAAAAGGTTTTTTCATAACGCTTTCTACAGCCTTTATAGCATCCTCTTTTGCAAACTTTCCTACCTTATCTCTTAATTGTGGAGCTAGATGTCCTACTGCTACACCAGCAATAGCCATTTTAGGATCAAAAGTCATACCGGTTACGTTACCTTTATCATCATAAGTAGGTTGCATACCGGCAAACATACCATACGCCTTGTTATATCCAGGAGTATTACCTCTTAGCTTCATCTCTTCCTGTTGATACATCTTTCTTTGCTCCATAATTGAAGTAAAGTTGTCTACAAAGTTCTGTGCATCTTCTGCATCCTTAAAACCAAGTTCATCAATGAAGGTATCACCCTTTTGTTTGAAGCGTAGAGGAGCCCCATTTTTAGCCATAACACGACCATTTAAGTTACGATTACTCTTAACACCCATCTCAGGTAGAGTCTTATATGGACTGTTTTTACCTCCTTCAAAGTACTTTGAGATAGCACGATATTTTTCAATACCACTTTGATAAGCAGCTTCAATCATATCCCTTCTCTCCTTAGCTTGCTGGTATATTTGTCTCTTAGTCTCATCAGGTTGCTTAATAAGCCACTTGTGAGCTGCTTCTTGATCAGCTTGTGATAAATGATCAGCACTATCCACAGCTACTGTATTACTGAATACCTTTTTTTTTGGTACACTAGAAGGCATGACTGCAGTATTAGCTATTGTTTGCTTACTTTGGGGGATATTTAGACTTCCTACACTCTTTGAAGACTGATTTTTCTCTATTGCTTTAAGCATAGCTTCACTACTCTTAAGATAGTTACCTGTCTTACCTCCAAACTTACCCTTCATAATAGCTCCCTTTATACCTCCACCTACTTCTGATCCGATCAAACTACCAAGAGGACCAAAGTGACTACCTACGATAGATCCTGTAATTCTTGCAAAGTGCTTACCAAGTCTACCTCCTTCAACTTTCTTACCATCAAGCTTATTTAGATAATCAAGTACAGCGTAGTGAGCTTGAAGTTCCTTATTAAGTGCTTTAACATCAGCAGATTTTGTGTTATTTTCAACAACTTCCTTAAGAGATTTTGCAATAACCTTATCAGCTTTTGCCCCAGCCGGATCACCAAGATAGTTGATAGTACTGTAAATATCTGACTTTGCAGCGTGTACAACTGATAGGGGGATGTTACCGTTAGCATCAGCATCAATAGAGAGACCTTTTACTTCTGACTCTACTTTATTAAGTGCAGCTTGTTTACGAGATCCAGTAAGTGAGCTCTTATTTATATCTTCAGTCATCTTTGCCTTAAGTGCTTCAGGAGTTACTGATCCACCTTCACGAGCAAGAGTATCTTTTATCACTGACTCAGGACCTTCTGACAAAAACTTTTGTAATGCTTCACGAGGAGCTTGAGTTCTTATTGTACCTGTTTCATCTACTGTTCCATGAAGTAGATCTGTCTTTGAGATTATGTCCTTTACATCAACTCCTCTAGCCTTAGCTTTTTCATCAACGTTTCTAAGTCCCTGATATGAGTCTGTAAGTACTTGTAGATTTTTCTTATTATCAGATACAGCATTTGCAGATCTTCCTTCAGCAGTTACCATATTTGTAGCTTTTTTAGCACCACCGAGTACTTTAGAAGCTCCCTTTACAGCAAGCTCACCTCCAATACCTACACCAAAGCCAACACCTGCACCTTCAAGTGTATTTTTAACAGTATCTGGTAGATTATTATGATCCTGAAGTGATTGACCGAGTGCTGCAGATCCTCCAACAATAGCACCTGGTACACCTACATTCTTTGAATAGTTAAGTACCTTTGCAAGAGTCCCTACTGCTGGTTTAGAGAATAACCCCTGTACTGGTTTAGGAGCATAGAGCCATGATGCAGCCTTAAGACCTTGACCTGCAACGTCTCTCATATCATTAGCTGGATTTACTGTTACTTTACCAATAGTTTTACCAATAAGAGGAATACTACTATAGTCAATTGTCTTAGGAGTTGTAGCAAACTCAGCTGCCTTCTGTTGTGCAGCCTGATCACCAAACATCTTTGCCCTAAGTAATTCTTCAGCTTGAGCACCCCATATTACCGGAGTAGTAATAAGTGTCTTAGTAGCATCATTTGCTAGATCATGTACAAATCCAGTAGCTGGTTTTTCTACTGGTTTATAACTACCTGGAGCCAAGTCTCTTATATTTAATTTTGCTGTAGGAGTAGGAGTAGAGGTAGGAGTGCTAGTTGCTTGCTTTACTGTATAACTACCTGGAGCTAAGTCTTTTATGTTCATAGTTATTCTGCTGGAGTTAGATCACCATTAGCATCTTGATTATACACAACACCATTATAAATTATTTGACCTACTGGAGTAGATGGAGTTTCAGCCACCTGGTTTACTTTACCTGTCTTAATGTTATTTTCAATTTCAGCTACAGCCTTACTTAGATTAGCAAGAGAAGCTTTAAGCTCTTCTGGAGTCTGTAGTTCAGGGTTCATAGGATTACCTCCAGCCATCATGAGCTGCACATCAGCATTAGACATTGAAGGACCGAAAAACTTTTTATTATTAGGATCAGCAAGTACAGTCATAGCTTGTACTCTAAGAGCATTTGTTTGAGCAACAAGGTTAGTATATGGAGTAGCTCCACCGAAAGTTTCTTTAGTCTTTTCCCATAGAGTATTTGATCCTGAGCTATCAGCAAGAGTTCCTACTTTATCAATAAGTCCTTTGATATTTGTAAGCTGGTTAAGCTTATTAGTCTTACCTTCAGCTGTCATAGGGATAGTAGACTCAGTAGTACTTGTCTTAGGAGCGTATGTTTTAGGATTATAAGCGATCTGCTTACCTGTTGAGTCATACAAACGACCTCCTTCAGAGAGACTAACATTCTTACTTTTTTCAAGAGCGATCTGATCAGCAAGTTTAGCTTCACGATCAGCTTTTTCTTTAGCATCAGCAGTAGACTTTGTGTATGCTGCAGCTTCCATAGCTGCTTTAATAGCTGCTGGAGTTGTACCATAACCTTTATCGCTACTTGCATAATCAGCAAGCTGCTGTTCTGTAAGATGCTTAACATCAATACCTGCAGCAAGAAGAGCTTTAGCAGCATCCTCAGCACCTGTTTTGATCTGTGATTGCTTACCTTTAAGACTTTCAATGTAATTCTTAAGACCTGCTTCTTTAGCAGCTTTCTGTTCAGTATAACGAGTATCAGCAGCAGTTTGAGCTTGTGTCATAATTGCCTGGATCTTTGCATTTCTTTCAGCATCAATAGCATTATATGTTTCAGTATTAGCATTATTAACAGTATCTGTAATAGCTGCACCAAAATCACTACCAAGCATCCCACGTCTTCCTTGAATAGCTGTTGAAGACCCTAGTTTACCTTGTCCAGCTACCTTTGCAGCAGCTAGTTGATTAGCATAATAAGCATTAGTTGCATCAATTTGAGCCTGCATTTCAGCGATTGCTTTATTCTTAAGATCTTGTCTACTGATACCTTCAGAAGTAAGATACGCATCTGGATTATTAAGATAAGTATTATAGTTTGTCTGAGCTTTATTAAGATCAGCGAAAGTATTGCCTGCACCATAAAGATCACCCATTGTAGGAGCTGGTACTGTAGGAGTGGTACCTGTAGTAGGAGTTGCTGGATTTACTATAGGAGTTGTTACAACTGGAGCTGGAGCAGCTACTTTTGTAGCAACTGGAGCTTTTACTACTGTCTTTGTAGCAACTGGAGCTGGAGCAGCTACTTTTGTAGTTGTTACTGGAGTACTACCGATAGTCTTTCCTGCAAGAGAAGCCATAAGTTGATCCTGAGTGATCATCTGAGGTTGAGCAACTGGAGCTACATTACCAGGTAGCATAGGAGTACTGGTAGTAGTATTCTGACCTTTGTACAATTCTTGTATTAAAGTGTTAGGATCGTAAGTTGTCATATCGTTATGCTATGTTAGTAATAAGAAGCGAAGTAGAAGATAGTCCAATACCTACCTTTCTGGTACCTGTTGATGCAACTACCCCTGCTGTACTTCCAATGTAGTATGTAGTACCAGCTGCAAGTCCTGTAAGACCAGTTACAACACCTGAGTATCTTACTGGTACAGAAGATCCTGAGGATGCAGATGTTCTAGCAAAACCTACAAAAGTAGTCTTAGATCCTGTTGTTGTTGCTTTTACTACTGCTGGACCTGTTGTTGATGAAGGACGTACAACTACTTGTCCATAAGAATACCCTCCATCAGAAGATTCTCCTGTGTTGTAGATACTGTAACTACCTGTCTCAGATCTTACTGTGTCAATTCTTTCTGATATACCTGATCCATAATATCCACTAGCCAAGAAGTCTGTTGTAGCAACATCTGAAAAACTCATAGCTGTAACTCCACCTCCCCATACACCATAGTAGAATACTGAGTTAATAATTTTACAGTTCTTAACACTAGGAGTTACTGGATTAGTACCAAAAGCTTCAGTAGGGGTTGTTTGATCAACATTAGAGAGTGAGTAAATAGATACTCCTGAAAGTCCAGTAGCAGTAACTACTACATCATGAGTACCAGTTGCTGGAGCAACAAGCTTATAGATATAGCTTATTGAAGTATGTCCATAACCATTATTTGCACCTCCTGATTGACCAATAAGAGTCATAGCAGTACCATTATGAGTAACACTTGTACAAGCTACTCCAACGTTTCCTTGCACTGCAACACTCACAAAAAGACATCTATTACTTGTTGAAGGGATAGTAATTGAGGTAGTTGAAGATCCTAAAGTTGCTACATCAGTAGTAATATATCCATCTTGTGCAAAACTATCAATAATATGAAGTGCATCACCAGCTGTAAGAGCTTCACCAGCTGTCATAGTCATTATGTTGTCATAACTTGCATGATCAATCCATGTATCATTAAGATACCCAGTAGAAGCATCACCTCTTAGAAGTCTATTAGCTGTTCTAATTATTGCTGTGTCGTTATAATCTTCAAAACGATTAGTTGAGCTTACTCCTGATTGTGACTGACCGATAAGAGCATCATTTTCTGACTGTGTAGGTACACGTCCATCATTATCACCTACTGACATAGGCACTGTTGAGAAAAGTGTATGAGTACCTGACTGAGTACCTGATGTTGTTATAGCAGATCCATTAAGTGTAGCTGCAATTCTAAATGAGTTAGCTGTAAGACCCGTAGAGATAACATAATATGTAGTACTAGGAGTAAGTCCTGTAGGAAGTGCCCCTGTAGTTGTAAGATAAATTGTATCTCCTGCTTCAAAATTATGACTAATAAAGTTTATAGTTGCATTTGCTCCAATACTAATAGTTGCAAGCTTAGAAAGTGTATGTACTCCTGATTGTGTACCTGTTGTATTTACTGCAGCTCCACCAAGTGATGTAGAAAACTGGAAAGATCCAGAAGTAAGACCTGTAGAGATAACATAATAATTAAGATTTGCTGTAATACCTGTAGGAAGTGCCCCTGTAGTTGTAAATTGAATAATATCATCAGCAACGAGTCCATGAGAAGCAAGAGAGACTACTCCAGGAGTAGCAATAGTGATAGTAGCTGTACCAAGTGAAGTCATCACTCCAACGCTACCCATATTTGTAGCCGGATCAGCAGAAAGTTTTGTAATACCAAGTACAGAGGATGAAGCATTAGCAGCTCCCTGGATAGATAGAGCATCAGCATACCCCTTTGTAGCAAAGTGATTTTGATTACTTAAAGTAGGAGAAGCATCATATCCCAAAGGAGAAGCATAATCAAAAGATGTAGATCCTTTTAGGAGATTGTTCATCATCATTATATGAGCAAAATCTGTGATACCGATTGAAGCACCAATTCTATGCTTACGAGCTACACCGGTAGTTTCAACTCCTTGACGTGATACTGACTTGATGTTTGTAAGTGAAGTACCTGAAAGAGTACAAGAGATATGCTCCTTATTTGAGTTAGCACCATCTAAGGTAAAGTAGTAACGTCCAGAGGGTAATGCAACACCATCATCATCAGTAGCAGAAGAAAGAGTTGCTGTTGTTCCACCTACTGCAATTTCAGATGCTAGTTGTGTTGTAAAGTCTGCTACTATTTGTCCGAGTAATGTTGTCATATTTATCTATTAGTATAATTTAATAATCTGGATTGTCCAAGTTTGATACAGCACCATTTAATGATACGTTCTGCTTCTGTCTGAAGCGAGCTGGTATCTTTCCTTCATACGCTTCAATACCAACACTGATCATTGAGTTTATGTCTACATACCCCACACCTAAAGCCTTAAAAGAGATCGCCACCTTTCTAAACTTAGGTACTTTCTTGAGTTTTATCTCAAGAAGATATGAGTATGTTTGTGTTGTAAAGTCACCACCTATCTGTACATCACCAATAAGATTAGCACCAATAGTTTGAGGACTACTGTAGTCTACATAAGGACCACTACCAAGTACTGTTCCTACAAGTTGTGCACCGGCATCATCATAGTTTGCATACACTTCATAGGATTGATCAGCAGATATGTTACCCATGAGACGGATCTTACGATATTTCTTAAGATTTTCTGATCCCCATAGCTCACCTTTACCTACCCACTCATTTTCAATAGTAGATCCATCATCATCAAAGCCATTGTAAAGTTTATAGATTGACTCAGTAATAGAAGACCCCATATAAAGATCTCCACCATCCTTTGCAAACGTTCTACTAGCAAAATATGTAATATCTACCGTCTTTGCATCTACATCACAAAGCAATATGACATTATTTGTAGAGCTATCAGTTGTTCTACATGCAATAAGTACATATTTATCATAGGTTGATATAGAGCAGTCATCATACTCATAGTTTGAAAACTTGAAGTGAGTGAAGAGTACACGAGGTAGTACTTGACCTCCGATAGGATTTTTCTCAAGAATAGTTAATTCTGGACGTTCTTTATTAGCAGTGTTCATGAAAATAATACCAAGTTGCATAGAGAATGATGCTCTATATGAAGGTACACCAAGCTCACGTCTAAACACTTCATTTGTAGCTGTAGTATCAGCTGGATCAATAGAAAGTACATACACTGACTGCTTCTTCATTGAGTAGTAGTTACCATCAGTACCAATTACAACGTTAAGAATAGCATCACCTCCTTCATCCTGTGGAAACTGAAAAGCTTCTCCAGCTATTCTTGGTGAAGACTTTGTAAGAAAATCTGTTACACCTTTTACGTTTGAATCTTCCCATTGATAATTAACTGTCCCTACTCCAGCGTTACTTACTGTATATACACCTGTTATATAATTAATTGTTCCTGTGCCTCCAAGTGATCCAATTAGTGTTCCTAGGTAGTTATCTGTATACACTTCACCACTAGCAGTAATTGTTAGTGTCACACCGAAACAGTTTCGTGTCGCTCCAGCAGCCTTAAAAGCTAGAGTACCTGTTAAAGATGTAGTTGCTTCACCTGATACTGATGTATAAACGGTACTATTTTGAGCATCAACATACGATCCATAAAGACCTGTCTTATCATTTGGTAGATCCCAGAAAATAGTACGACCTTTATCAATAAAACCCTTACCTTTTTTGTTTTTTGCACTATTATACATTGAGCAATAGCTTCCAGGTACAGCATTATGAAACTTGTAGATCCCATCTACTCCAAAAGCAAAGGTAAATGATCCAGCGAGTGAGGAATAGTTAGAAAAAGCATAATCTGCAGTAGATGTAAGCCCTGAAACAGTAGTAACCCAGTTTGTACCATCAAAATACTCAATAACAGTACCTCTTTTTCTCCAGTGTACCTTTGTACCATCAATTTTATACCCAAAAATCTCACCAGTTATCTTACCGGCTGCACCTCTTGCACCAATTACCTCTTTACCAGGTATCAATTTGATCCTTCCATCTCTTGTATACCAATTTTTTGAGTATGATGCAGCATCTTCTGGAATAATCTCAGAGTCTAGTAGGTTATGTACTCCTGATTTGTATAAGTTTATTGCTTTATCCATACTAATTTAGCTGTAGTTGAGCGTTCCAGTAACACATATCATCATATACAGCTTGATACTTTACTTGATTCTCAGGAGCATAACTAGTTGCCTTAGGAGATAGCTGGATAATTGCATCATCAGTAGCCATAGAGAATACCAAGATGTCATGGAAGCGTGAAGGAAACGCTGGTACTGATCCAGCAACAAGTGCAGATGGTACTGATATATAGTCAAACTCATAAATTGTTACTCCAAAACAGTTTCTTGCAGTATCTGTAGGAGTCTGTGTGAAGCGTATTTTACCTGAAGAAAGATCAAGATACGCATATCCTGACTGGTTCCTATATTGTCTCCTATCTGACCAGTTTACGATCTGATAAGGAGTATAGTTAGATCCTATGAAAATAACCTTAGGAGCAGCATTATTCTGTGGAGATATAGTGTTATCAGTGTACTGATTATTAGAAGTGAAGTAAGCAAAGTCATCAGGGATAGTAATATAGTACCCTCCTGAGTCTTGTAGGATAGTACCAGCTGTAGACTTCTTCAAAAACTCCCACGCTCTACTGTTACACAACTTATTATATCCACGATTGAGAACAATATATTCTTCAGCTTCAGAAAGCTCAGTAATGTCTGATACCTGTAACTCAAACTGTTGAATAATTGTTTCTGATGTCATAAGGATAGTGTAGCAAAATTATTATGCTATCCCAACCCTCCATGTAGGAGGACTGAGTAGTATTGCAATTAAGCAACGAGCACCTTCACATCCAAGAACTTCTTAGCACCATCAGCGAATGTCTTGATACCAGCGAGGTATGAAGCAAACACGTTAGTACCACGACGATCAGCTGTAGGACGCATTTCTACTTCCTTAACATCCTGTACAACGAGATCAATTGCACCTCTCTTACCGAAGTAAGCATGGATGAAGTTAGTTGCCCATGACCAGTTAGTAGCAGTTTCAGAAAGAGTAAGTCTTCCTGTTCCTGTTCCAACGATTGTCATAACAGTAGCAGATGTAGCTGTTGCAACAATGTTAGCCATGTTAGCTTGATCAGCAGCAGATAGAGCAACACCCTGTGCAGTTGTTACTGAAGGAGCGTTGATAAGAGCTACAAGGTTCTGAATAGAGTTAGTTGCAGCAGCACCGATAAGAACCTGACCAGCTACAGCACCGAGAGCAGTCTTCATTGTGAATACAGTACCGTTGATTGTAACTGTTTCACCATCTGAGAATACACCAGTAGAAAGAAGAGTAGCTTCTCCTGAAAGGTTTTCAGAAACGTAAAGGCGAGCATTGTTCACATCTCCACTGTAACCATTTTGGAAAGCGTTACCAGCGAGATCAATGTTCTTACCCATAACGTACTGTGTAACATCAGAAGCAGCATAACTATCCACTACAAACACGAGGTTTGTCTGAATATCCTGGTTGTTCTTGTTACGAAGCTTTGCAGGCATACGAGATACCATTTGAGGTACTGTAGCACTTGAAAGAGTAATAGGAGTACCAGATGAAGTACCTGTTGTAAGATCTCCGTTATCAAAAGAGTAAAGAGCGTTCTTAACTTCAGCAAAACAACGACCATCAAGATCAAGAGCGACCTTGTGACCTACTTGCTTACCGATAACTGTCCCAGGGTTAAGTGGACCAGCTTGTGTAGCTTCACCATCTGAGATATGAAATACTGCTTCCTTCTCAAGGTTGATAGTAAGAGTTTCTGGAGTATCTGTAAGTGTGTCAATTGTAGATGCAGATCCACGAACTACTGTACGAACGAGAACACCTGACATATCGTAAGCAACACGCTGTACTGAAGCACCGTAAGAGAGCTTAGGTTCAAAGCGAGTGTTCATTATCTCCTTTGCTACTAAAGTCTTCTGGAAAACTTCCTGGTATGAATTATCAAACTCAGGTTTAAAATCTGTAAGAGCCATATATTTGGATTATTTAAGTAAACTAATAATCCCCTTTTAGATTCTGACTCTAGTAACCCTCACGCAACATCTTAGCATTGTATTCTGCCTTGAGTTTTGGATCAGCGAATACGACATTACGTCTATATTCTGTGTCCGTTTGTGCACGAGCATAGTCTAGTGACTGAGGTTCCTTCCCACCTCCTGGAGTTGTTGATTGAATAGTCCTCTTTCCAGTGATAGCACTACCATACGTTTCCTCAATAAGTTGAGATAACGTTTTTGTCTGGTTAGAAGGTAATAGCGAAAGTGTTTTAATAACGTTAGGGTTTACGACTTGAGAGAACTCAGGCATAGTACCGATAACTCTATTAAACTCTGCAGAAAAGATCCTCTCAATTCTGTCATTTTCTTTTGCATCCTCTAACGGTTTAAACTTCTGAGAGATCTTGTCCTCTACCTCCTTCTCAGTTTCAGAGCGAATTGATCTTGCAAACTTATCTAGAAAGTTTGGATCAATATCAAACTCTTTGGCGATTGAAGCTATATCAGTTGATACTTCTTTATCAGTAGCACCATCACCGATCTTAGCTTCTAGCTCCTTAAGTCTCTTTTCTGCATCCTTACGAGCCATCTTCTCTTTAAGAAAAGCACTCTCCGGTACTACATTAGCAGGTTTTTCAACCACTTTAGGGGTATCAAGAACGTCACCAATTGTTTTATCTGTTGTCTCAGTTGCAGGTTGTACCACCTCTGCTGGTGTGTTTATGTCTTTATCAGGCATGAAAATAACATTTTTAAGTTGATGCACAACTAAGCATTATTGCCGCTGCTTAAGCGTATAAAAGTTTAGTGTCCTCCGACAAGATCAGTATACAATAATAGTACTGTCTGTACAGTACAAGATGAAGTAAGGGGGTACTTGATCCTGGACTGTACGCACAATACTATTGTGCGAGAGATTCTTTAAGCAATTCTTCAAGTAACTCCTTGTTTGTTTTAGCTCTAGCTATAGATCTAATAACATCCAGGCGTGTTTTAAGATCACATGTACCAGCAACGAATTGCTGTAGTGTATATGTGTCACGATTAGCAAGCATCAGATCAAGTCCTTCAATGAGATCAGTAGTAAGTACAGCGATAAGCTGCTTACCTCCTTCAGTCTCAGATAGTACTGCTAGATCTGCTACCTTCTTCAAGTCTTCTTCTATCTCTTTAGAGTTGTTCATCTAATTCTGGTAACTGCTTAATGATCTCCTTAAGATCGTCTTTTTCTTCCTTGATAGCTTTTTTAAGAGCTTTCACATTACCGGCAAACTTACCAAGCTGGACCTTAGCTTCAAAGTACATAAATGCAGCATGAAGATCCTCATCCTTCATCTTAGTAACGAACTTATGATGTGCTTCAATGTTTTCTACCTTAGCTTTCTGCACTTCTGCATTAGCTAGATTCTCACGAAGAGCCATCTCACCTTTTTTGATATTATCTTTAATATCTTTGAGAGTAAAAGTAGACTCATAACCACGAGAAGTGATAACTTGTTCATCTACTGCAACCCCCTTTTTTAACTTTGTTGTGTATGTTAATTGCATATATGTTATTTAACGTAACTTATTGTTACGCTCCCCCCATAGGGGTAGGAGTAGGTTGTGCAGGAGCTGCTGGAGTAGGAGTAGCAGCTGCAGTCATCTGTTGTTTGAAGAGCATATCGTTAGCATGACGTGTCATATTACGAGCGATAATAGGATCAAGACTATCTGAGTAAAGTACAAGATCGTTAAACTGCTTCATAGATATAAGCTCTTGATTATTTGTTAGATAGTCTACAATTCTTTGCTTATATGCTGTAGTAGCTGCCTGATTAGGTTCAACTGTCTCACCATCAAGTACTCTTTCAATATCACGCTCAGCTTTAGCCATGAGTGACTCAGTACCGAAGTCATTTACATCCTGGAGCTGTCGTATAGTTTCATCATCAAAACCAGCGATAGATGCACCGATCTCATACGCTTTTCTCATATTCTGGATAGGAGCAGATCCTGGAGGGAGTACAATACCACCAGCAGTCTGTAGGAAAGTGAGCTTCTGCTTCTTTTCTTCAGCAGATAGAGCAAGCTCGGCATTTGAAGACTCAACAATGATCCCGAACTCTTCATCCTTTCTAAAAATGTCTCTTCTTGATACTGACTCAATACTTACTCCTTCTGGACCAAGAATATCAATAGCAGTCTTCTTGATAAGATGCTCATCTACACCATTCTTATAGAGGATCGCAAAACGTTCATAACCAAAAGAGTATGACTTATTAAGAAGTCCGAAGCGATCAGCAACTGCTGCCTGGTTCCCTTCATAGATTGATACCTTCTCACCTGATCCATTGTCTGCAACTCCTTGTGCTGCTGCTGTAACTCCTGATGCTTTCTCCTGGATAGTCTCAAGTGTTTGAAACACCTGGATAGGAGTATCAATAGATGGTACTTGCATCCTCTGTACTGCTTTAGATATATCAAAAGTACCTTTGACCTTAATGATACCATCACGTCTATACTTAAGCTCAGCAAGATTTTCAATAGCTGTAACGTTTACAATAGTCTGAGGTTTAGTGATCTGTTCACCATTATCAAGCATCTGATTGATAGATACAGCTTGAGCCATAAAGATCTCACGCACATAGTCACAATAAGATGGAGTCCAGAACTCAGTAAGATCAATAAATGCAGCCCATGTCCAGTACCACCATAGTCCTGACTTAAACTTCTCTTCAATAGGTTCAATCTCAAGTGCTGTACCTCCTTTCTCAGTAATAAGAAGATAGTATCTCTGTCCTTCAAAGGTTGTTCCCCATCTCCAGAACTTAAACTTATCTTCTGTCTGCATCTCTTTATCAGTAGAAGTGATACCAGTAGCAGCAATTCTATTCTGAGTGTTAGTAGTCTCCTGTGAAGATTCTAAGTTGTTTCCCTTACCATCAAGTAAGATATTACCTTCAGTTTTTAAGAAAGATCCGTCTTTGATACCAGCTTTAATATCCTGACGTGAAAGTACTACACCATAGTCACCTAAGAAGCGAGCACGCTCAATATCAAGACCTCCAGCAGATGGATCAATCAAGAAATCGTACACATCAACATTCTCTAAGTGAGGTTTATAAGTCTTATCTGAGTCTGCATAGTATGAGTAAATAGCACGACCATAGATCACTGCTTGCTTCTTACCAGCAATATCTTTTATATCCCAGTTATCACGCTTTGAGTCTACCCCTCTAAGTGCATTAAGTCTTTTTACTCTATCAACCTGAGCTTCTTTACGCTTTGTAAACTTAAATACAAGAGGGTTATCTATCTTAGATAGAATAGTATGCACAAAAGAAGACATCTGACCAAGATCCACGTTAGCACGAGACTCTTGACCTGTAGGTTTACGTCCATAATAGAGATCTTCATTGAGTTTCCAGTTACCAGTCTTACTTTGTTTGTATTTACGAGCAAAAGCAATCTCATCAAGTGCTTGTGCAACAATCTTTTGACGTTTTTCGTAAGGAATAGTAGGCATTGATATTAGTGTAAAGAATTATTAGTGATATGTCTAGTATATTTTCTTCAGAACATGACCAAAGATCACCTTTAAGCGATCACGAGTCATAGGAGAGTCATAAATAAATGTTGCATGAGCTGTTTTACCCTTAGTTTTTACTTCCACGAGCACTTCAACATCACCTTTTGTACCTTTTTCTTTTGTTTCTATTAGTATTCTCATATTTTTTCTTGAGTAAATGATTTTCCCCAGTAGTTTATCTCTGCTTCTATTCTTTTTTTAAGTGCTTCTTGTTTGTTATCAAAAGTACCTACATGGATCTCTTTACTATTAGATCTTATTCTTACTCTATACTTCCCTGAAGGCATTAACTGACATCCCGGTATATTATTCTTATTTTTAATATGCTGGTTCCTTACATTATCTTTATGAGATAAATATCTTAAATTAGATTTTCTATTATCAAAAGTATTACCGTTTATGTGATCTACAACATATCCATCTTTATCTCCCATAATTATCCTATGTAATGACTTCTTCTTATGCCCCCCTTCATTTGTATATGAAAAATAAGCATAACCACCCATGTATATCCATCTTTTTTTATTAACTTCTTTATTTATATAATCCTCAGTATCTACTATAAAATAATGTTTATAATCTTTATATTTTATAATAATAGCGATCGAGTCTTCATTAACAACAATATCATTTGTCTTTTTAGATGCAGGATTATTACTAAGTCTTCCACAACTCCTAGAACAGTACTTAGCTGTCTCCCAGTATTTTTTTGAGTGATTAAACTTCTTAACAAACTCTTTTTTACAATATAAGCATATTTTCATATACCAATAGTATAACATAAAAGACTTACAATCCAATAGAGGAGTATAATGCTTTAGTTTCATCTGGTTCACTATAACCATAAGATGCTGTATATGGTTTATATGCAATCTGCTCCTGATAAGCAAAGGAGTCAAGCACATCATCATTCATACCACGAGGAAATACTCTCATCTCATTGAAGAGTGCATCATTGTCTCCTATGAAGTACACTCCTTTGTTAGCCATTCTAGGGATCAATCCTCTTATGCGAGTCTCTTTGTTAGTACCATTGTGTTTGAGTGGAGTAACAACGAACCACTTACCACGCTTAGCCATCTCTTCTTCTAAGAACGGTTGTATAGCGAGAGAGAAAATAGTCTCTTCAATACCAATCAGCTCCGGTTTATACGTTTCAACTAAGTAGAACATGTGATCAATAATCTCCGAGCTATTCATCTTTAACTGCTGTGTCTTAACGTACCACTTATTCTCTTGATCAACACGATTGATAGTCACTCCAGTATAATCTGCACGATCTTTTTTACTTGCAGCCGGATCTATAGTAATGAAACATGATGTAGTTTTATATTGTATATCTTCTTCCTTAGCAATCAAGAACCAGTCTTTCTTAAACTCAGCTTGAGCTTCATCTACCGGTTGATTCATCATCTCATAAGAAAATACATAAGGACCAAGTTGTCTCTGCTTATCTTCAATAGAGACTTTACCTGTTGCCTTTGCTTCATCATCAGTGAGTGCATACTTAGAGCTCCACGCTGGAAGTCCATTGATCATCACTGGTACATTAAGCACTTTGATCTTATGATCATTTTTAGCACGATCAATTATATATTGTACATTTGCGTATTCTGTAAGGTAATTACCTAGATATAGTATTGCTCCATCTGAAGACATACCAGCAAGACCTTCCGATATGTGCTCCTTGATCTGTTTTGTATATGCTATTGAGTCCTTTGTTTTATTAGTTTCAAAGTCATCAAGTAAGAGAAAATCAGGACGTTGATTAAGATGTATACGACCTCTCATAGATTCTTGAGTACTGTGAGCTTCAACACGAATACCATTCTCAGTAATAAAATTACTTATTTTTGTCTGTTTAATATCTTCAGATGTTTTCTTACGAGAAAATAAAGTACCATAATCATTTTTTATATACTTATTATTACTAAGCTCATAAGCAATATCAAATAAAATACGCTCTGAGTTTTCCTTATCTGCACTATCCACATTTATATAAAGTTTTTTCTTAAAAACTATCAACCATATAATAAATAACTTTGAAAATGTTGTCTTTGCACTTTCACGAAACATAATAAAAGCTAATTCTCTTATCTCTTCACCTTTTGCAAGTTTTTCAAGATCACTAATCATCTCATAATGATAAGGAGCAAGCGAATACTTAAAATAATCTCTGAAATAATATAAAGCAAACAAGCCGAAAGACTGCTCAGCTAAAAATATTCTCTCTTTCTTATCCCCTTGTACCATTTTATCAAGTGCTTCTTTGTTCATTTAATTCTAGATTTACCTCCCCAAGTGTCTGTTTTTAAATGACATGACTCACATAAAGTCCTTCCATTATTTATGTTCCATAATTCACTACAATTTAACGCTTCCTCTAATGATTTAACGTTATTGATATGTAAAATAATACTAAATGGTTTTATATGATCAGCATTTAATTTACCTCCTCTTTCATTACATAATACACAAGTAAAATTATCTCTTGTATATATATCAGATCTCCATTGTCTATACTGATATGAGTTTCTTATTGAAAGTTTAATATCAGTAAGTCCACCTTTCCAGGCGTGACCTTTGTCACCTCTTTGTCTATCACTTAATGACTTTCTTAAAATAGGATCACTATATGCTTTTTTATTAGCTAATGATATATTCTTTTTTTGACTATCACTCATTTTCTTTCCTTTTGCAGAAGGAGGAACAATACCAAGTCTTTTTCTTGTTTCAGACATCTTCTGACGAGTCTCCTCACTATGTTTAAAACCTTTTTGAAAAGCCATTTATTTATTTAATAAACTAAGCAAAGCATCTTTCTCTTCATCTGTTAGCTTCTCAGGTACAAGATCTTTACCGTCCTTACCAGTAAGCTCAGCACGCTCTGACCACTTAGCTTTCTGCAGTCCTTTGAAGGTAAACTTAGTCATATCAGCACGAATAGCTTGTAACTTCTCATCATCAGTAGCTAAAAACTCCTTCAAATTAACCATAGCTTGCTGTAATAACCCTGTATCCTCAAGCTTATCCGATAACCATGTAGGCATTAGATTCATTATATTAAGAGCATAAGACTCCTCATATCCAGCTCTAACAGCAGATTGATAAGCATTACCCCATGTTTCACTTGTAGGATCTAAATAACCAGCAAGAAACACATCTTGACGTGGATCAAGTTTGTGTTGATTAGCACCATTAGGATTAGTAACCGGAGCTACTTCTGTAGGTTTAACACTTTCCTCCATTCTTTTTTGGTTTTTTAACTTCCTTACGTTGTGAGTTGTTTCCTTTAGCCATATAGATTAACAGTTACAATTCTTCTTACCACACTTCTTGCACACCTTTGAAACAGTTTTTTTTGCTTTCATACGAGCTTCTTGTAAATTATTGATAAGTACTTTCTTTTCCTCTTGTGACATCTGTGAGTGACGGATCAGTGCTGCATGACGAGCAACCCCAGATCTTTCCTCCTGAGTTTTAGTGGACCAGTATACCCTCCTTGCTTCAGATCTACTTAATCTCATACCTAAAGTATAACAGAATGATTTGTATGCACAATATCCACAGTTTATCTATTTACTCTATCGTGCATACAATGTATACTTAAGGAGTATGAAAGAAATAACAATACCAAACAAAATAAATAATCAAACAGAATTAGAGCAAGCACAAATTATAAGAAATACATTAAAAGCAGATCTTAAACGTATTACTGATGAAAAGGATAAAGTTGCACGTCCACTTCTTGATGCTATTGCAGCAGAAAGAGCTAGATTTGCCCCTACAATCAAAAAATACGAAGATGCGATCAAAACTATCAGTACAATGCTTACAGACTACCATACGGAGCAATTTAAGCTCCAGAAGGCACAAGAGGATAAGATCCTTAGTGACGGTAGACTTAAAGATACAACAGTACTTAAAAAACTATCCGATATTGAGGTAGTAGAGACTGCTGGATTCAGAAAGCATCAGGTACTTAAGATAACAGATGAAATGCTTATACCACGAGAATATCTTATTGTAGATGAAAAATACGTTTTACAGGCATTAAAGGACGGTATTACTGTTCCTGGAGCAGAGATTGAGGTAAAATTGATCCCAGTAAGTTCTTAAATAATTATTATTATAAAATTGACACATCTTAATCGGTGTGTCTTTTTTTTTTGACAAAAAACAAAAAAATTGTCCTATTGACCAATACCACTAATACCACTTTTTTCTATTATTATATAAACTTTAAGATTCTAAAAAAACCTTATTTAATACTACTAATACTTATTATATATATATGATTTAGTTATATATATAGTATATAAAATATATAGTTTTAGTGAAAATAGGTGAAACACTTGTTCAAAAAAGTGGTATTAGTGGTATTGGTTATAAAAAATATAAAAGCAGTTTTTTTTAACGCTTGTCAAGTACCTTTAATAAAAAAGCTATCCACAGTGACAATCGTTGTGCTTATGATACACTCAAAAATAGGCTAGTAAGCAATTTAGACCTACTAGTTTAAATCGAGCCTTGTATGATGCTTATCTAACTCGATTGGTAAGCATCATACAAGGTTCCAATATATATATGGAAGACAAAATTATAGGAAAGTTAATGGAGGTTAGGTTTTATACAGGTAACGGTTTTGAAGATTTTGCTGTTGATTGTGAGGTAAAAGGTAATCATATTTTCTCAGAGTCAATAAACTCTCTAAGAAAGTCATTAAATCTACCAGTTATAAGAAAAGTTGATTCAATCACTCAATACAGTGATTGTATTGTGGTTAGTTTTAGTACTGGAGAGTCTTATGAGTATTATGGGCTAACATACCGTCATGGTGGCTTTATCTAATTATATGGAAGAAGTACTATTATTAGAAAAGGAAATAGCTAGGACTTTTGTAAAAGAAAAAGTAAAGGCAACGTATGATCTAGCTGAATATCTTACAAAAAAGTATGATATTGTCACTGTTGGAGAAAAAGAACGTGAAATGTTTGTATACCAGGACGGGTATTACAAAAGAGCTGAAAACTTGGTAATCTATCCGGAGATACAAAGAATACTAGGTTCTCAGATAACAAAAAATGCAAAATCAGAGACTTTTCATAAGATCGCTGATATGACATCTCATGAAAGAAGTATTTTTACTAATGCTGATGTACGATATATACCACTTCAAAATGGGGTATATGACTTTATTACAGGAGAATTATTACCACATGAAGCAAAATATCGCTTTAAGTATCAGTTCCCTATTAAGTTTGATAAAGATGCTAGTTGTCCTAAAACTGAGAATTATCTTGATCAAGTGCTTACACCAGAGCAAAGAGAAACAGTGGAAGAGTGGATGGGGTATTACTTCTATCGTAATTATATGTTTAAGAAAGCTATTATTTTTGTAGGAGAAGGTGATACTGGTAAAACTACCCTCCTAGAGGTAATAACATATTTACTTGGTAAAGATAATCTATCGTCTGTTTCATTACATAAAATGCAGTCTGATAAGTTTGCAGCTGCTTATTTATACGAGAAGCATGGAAACATTGTAGATGAATTGTCTGCAAAGGATGTTACTGATACTGGTAACTTTAAGATAGCTACTGGTGGAGGATCTATTACAGGTGAATATAAGTTTGGTAATCAATTTTCTTTCTTAAACTTCAGTAAGTTCACTTTTGCTTGCAATCGTATACCTGATGTTGAGGATTTTGATGATGAAGCATATTTTAACCGTTGGATGGTTATACGCTTTGAGAAAACTATCACTAAGAAGATCCCTAACTTTATTGCAACACTAACAACTGAGGAAGAAAGATCAGGGCTCTTTAATCTTGCTATGAGTGGATTAAGGAGACTTCTAAAAGAAGAGCACTTTACTTATGCTTCTACTGCTGTAGATACTAAGCTTGAGATGATGCGTAACGGATCCTCTATTGCACGTTTTGTTAAGGATAGACTATATAAGGAGACAGGTAAAGAAATTAGTAAGGAAGATCTATATAAAGCGTATGAAGACTTTTGTGATGAAAATGATCTCAGAGCTGAAACAATAATATCTTTTGGTAAGACTGTTAAGTTTTATGCTTCATATATCAATGAAGGACAAGTACATGGAATGAGAAATGGATCGTATGCTCAAGTGAAAGGATGGAGAAATGTTGCATTAAGAAAGACAGAAGAACAGATGAAAGAAGAACAGGAGATTGAAGATATGATGAAAACTACTGGAGAAGTAATTAACAATGAGGTAAGTAAACATTTCTAATATGTACTACTATAAAGATGTTTTTATTGGTAAGTATGGTGACATATATACTCATGATGATATTGACTATCTACAATCATTTCATAAGAAAATATATACTCCTACTTTCTTTAGACTTAAAGAGATGTTCCCTGAAGCGTTACCTTTAATGAAGAAAAACTTACAGAAAGAAGTAAGTGAGTTGAGAGATAAAATACAATATCTTGAGATTGATAAACGTGGAGCAAATGAGATCACTATTGGTTTTATAGAAGGACTCCAGGAAGAGAAAAGAAAATTACTTAATGAAAAAGAAACACAGTTAAACTTTTTCAATACAACAAGAAGAGTAGGGCAGATAACAGAAAATGATATTATGCTTGTTAAGCAAATACCAATAAGAACATTTATAAAAGTGAATGGACAGAAAAAAGCGATATGTTTATTTCATAATGATAAAAATGCTTCTATGCACATATACGATACAACATATCACTGTTTTACTTGTGAAGCTCATGGTACAACAATAGATATTATTATGAAATTATATAACCTAACTTTCATAGAAGCTGTTAAAAAACTATTGTAATATAAGGGTTTTTCACTATCCACAGTTTTCCACAGAATAAGTATTGACCCCTCGTTATATGCACGATATACTGAAGAAGTGCTAAAGAAAGAGTTTTAAAATCTTAATTTTAAACTAAAAATTATAAGCTGTAATAAATAAATTATATGCAACCATTTACACACAGTGTACATTACAACAATGAAGACGTGTACGAAATAGTTACGGATACGTTCCACGCTATGAAGTATGACGGACTCATAGAAGATTATGTAGAGATTGAAGATCTATACATCAACATAGATGGAGACGTTTACGCAGTAGAGCATTACATAACTTCATACTTTAGTGTAGAAGGACATGGGATGCACACACTCGTAGAAGCAGATCCTGATCTAAGAAGTGCAGTGCTTGTTATTACTAGTCAAGAAGTTCTATCACAATTACATCCAGAAGTTTTTTATAACATTAACGTTGCTTAATCAAATATGAAAAAAATCAATCAATACAAGAGAACATATAACAAAGAAAAAGGAGCTCTATTAGGACTCGTAATGATCTTTGTTGTATACGTTCTACCTGGAGCTAGTGAGTATGGACATGAGTCATATACAAGAGAGCCGGAGGAGATCGCAGTACATATTGAAGCAACCGTTCCTGTTACAAAAGAAAACTCAAAGAAAGAAATTGAAGCTAAGATCAAGCACTACTTTCCTAGATCATGGAGGACAATGATACCTATCGCTTATGCTGAGTCAGGACTCAATCCTGAAGCTAAGGGATGGAATTGTTACTACAACGAGAAAGAGACAGTGGTGTACACATCTAAGGTAAAAGGATCTCATAGTACAGCATGTAAGAAGTCACATAGAGTATATGCTTACTCAGTGGACTGCAACGTGCTCCAACGTAACGTGAAGGGGCAAGTATGTCCTAAGCAATCACTGGATGAGCATCTTAAGGAGGTAGCAGAATTATCAAAGGTACAAGGGCTCCAGGCGTGGAGTGCTTATAATCAGGGTAAACATTTACAATACGCACTTAATCAGTAAAAGAAATGAAATCAACAAAGATACCAAAGTTATATAATGAGAAGGATGTGAAAGTAATCAGAGAGAGAGCTTACAAAAGAGGGTTAAGGGAAGCAAATAAGCTTATACAGAAGCAGAATGAAATGTTAGAAGCTGCTGATGATATTAAGAAGACAATGAGCTATGGTAAGTATGACAAAGTACTATCAGTACTAGCGATCATTGTCTTAGCGTTAGTTCTTTTCTCAGTATTCTTTACAGCTCAAGTGGATGCAACTGCACACTTATAGTTATGGACTGTGGAAAAAGAGGATATACTAAAAGACATGCTGAGAAGATGAGAGAAAATATATATAAACGATCTCATAGAAGCACTAAACTTAGAATATACTTGTGTCCTAATTGCAAGTATTATCATTTGACAAGTTCGGTCAAGAGTATATAATTATCTTATGAGAAAGTTTTTAACAGAAGAACATAAAAAAAATATAAAGGTAACACACTTAAATAAAAAAATAAGTGAATCTGCTACAAAATTATGTCCTAGATGCAAAATAATTTTACCAAGAGATAATTTTAGAAAAAGATCAATAAGAAATGCTAAAGGGATTAGAATTACTCACTCATATTGTTTACCTTGTGAGAGAGAGTATTCTGCAGAAAGACAAAGAAAATACATATTAGAGCATCCTGAAATAAAAGAAAGAGTTGCTTTAGTAAATAGAAAAGCTTGTTTTAAAAGATCATACGGTATATCTCTAGATATATATGATGAAATGCTAAAAAAACAAAAAGGTGTATGTGCTATATGTAAGAAAAAACAAATTGATCGTGTAAAAAAGTATCTATGTGTTGATCACTGTCATACTACTAATAAAATAAGAGGACTCCTGTGCTCCTCTTGTAATAGAATGTTAGGGGATGCAAAAGATAATATAAAAGTATTAAAAAATGCGATCAATTATCTTTCTTAGTGTAATAGCTGGAATAATAACCAGCATAATAGTTTCTCAATTACCAAACAATAATCAATTTACTATCTGTAAAATACATGGCTGAGATCTTCCAGTGTAAAAAAGAAATATCTAATACTTGTCTTAAATCATTTATTAAGATCAGGGTTAATCAACCGGAGATCTGCATCAATTGCTTAGATAAGATGGGTAAACTTTGGAAGTACCCAGAGAAAGTGAAGCCTACAGGTAGACAAAAAAATATATGGAGTTAGCACTTAATATCTTCTGTGTTCTATTGTGGAGTGGATGGGCTATAGCAGTGTTCAATGATATTCTTTTAGGTAAGGGGATGCAGTTTATACTATGTATACTTGCAGTCTTTTACTTCTTAGGAGAGATCGTTGAGTAGTATGAATGGAGAGTATTTACCAGGAGAGAAGCAACAGGAAATACAAGTTACTGTTAGGTGTAAGGTAAAGCATAATCCAGGTACAGAAAGTCACTTGCAACAGTTATGTTTGTCATACTTTGCTCCTAAAGGTGTACCAGTGTGTTTAGAAAATAATCAAATAATCATTGAAGTATGAAAGAAATAAATATAAAGATAACTCATAATCTTGCTCCATCACATGAGTATCTTGTAATACAAACAATAAATGAGACTCTATCAGGTATTAAAAGCTGGTGTAAAAGCAATAGTAAGAAGACTCTAATTATAGAAAGAAATGGCTCTAAAGCGTAAGGAGTTTCCATCTCCAGAAGTAAAAAAAGAACAGATAGAAAAGTGGCTCAAGAGACCTATGAGCTGGAGTCAGATCTCACAGTTTAAGAATTATGGTAAAGAGTCCTGGTACTCACGCTATATCTTAGATGAAAAGAGTCCTCCTAATAAAGAAATGCTCTTTGGATCAAAAATCGGTAAGCTCCTTGAAACAGATCCTACATACATTACAGACGTTCCTAGATCTAAGACTATGGAGTATGAGCTGCACGCTGATCTAGGAGGGTTCTCAATAATCGGATATGCAGACTCTTACGGAGACCTGATCTTAAATGAGTACAAGACTGGTAAGAATGAATGGACTCAGAAAAGAGTAAACGAACATGGACAGCTTACTATGTATGCACTCATGCTCTATCTTAAAGAAAAGATTGACCCTAAAGATCTTGATATATCACTCCACTGGCTCCCTACTTGTGAGGATGAGTATGGAGAGATACAGTTTGTACAACCTATGAAGGTAGTCTCTTTCAAGACAAAGAGAACAAAGAAGGATGTACTATTATTTGCATCAGAAATAATAGCAATTAGAATCGAAATGATGCTTTATGCACTTAAACATATATAATTTATGAAAGAAATAATAATTTTTATTTTGGTAGTTAGTTTTATAGGATGGTTAGTTATACCTGGACATGGAAAAAATTACTCAGATGGACAACGGACAGGAGATATTTATAAGTTTTCTAAAAAAGGACTTATAGTTAAGTCATGGGAAGGCGAAATGTACTTAGGTGGTTATCACTCTACAGGAGGTAAAAATCCTACAATAGAGACTGATCGGTTTTACTTTTCAGTGTATGGTGATAACACGTCAAATGTTATACAGAAGCTTAATGAGTGCTCAGAAAAAAGAATCCAGTGTACTGTTAAATATAATCAGTGGTTTATGCATCCTTTTTCAATTGACTCAAGTTATGTAGTAACAGATGTACTTATCAACAGTTAGATACTTGCATTATATGCACGATATACTATACTTAAGATACCTCTTAGGAGGGTTATAAAACAAAAAATAATCAGTGTTCTAAAATAGAATACTCAAAAATATATGGCTCTAAAAAATACAAAGCAAGACAATCAATTTATTTATGTTCTAGCAGATGGATCTCTTAGAATGGCTGTAGATGAGTTTACAGAAGGGGCAGTAAGACGTGACTATGAGCTTAAGGACGGTACATCCGGCACTAAGTATGAGTTAGTCTTTACTGAAGTATCAGGACTCATTACAGACGTGAAGTTTCATGATGGAGAATATGGAAAGTCACTTAATCTCACTATCTCAGATGGTGATGATAAGCCGGTAATTCTATCACTCCAGACTGCTCAAAACTTTGGTGAAGATATGATGAAGAAGCTACTTGCTATTGATCTATCAGTACCAGTAAGACTTGCTCCTTATTCTCTTGTAGATAAGGCAACAGGTAAGACTCGTAAGGGTATTACTGTATATCAGGTAGTAAATGGTGTAGAGACTAAGATCAAAAACTACTTCCAGGAGGGAGAAGGAAAAGAATCAAAGTTACTCTATGGTTATCCAGAAGTACCAGCAGGACATGGTAAGAAAGCTCCTACAAAGGATGACTGGAAGATGTACTTTATGCAGTGTCGTATCTTTATGACAAACTACATTAGTGAGCACTTCAAGCTTGATGCTCCAAAAGAAGAAGACTGGAGTCAAGATGCAAGTTATGACCCAGTAAAAGGGGCAGCAACTAAGGACGGTAAAGACTTTTAGTTTTACTCTCTCCCTTTATGGGGAGAGGAATAAGATATGAAGTAGTCTTTACATTATGACAAAACAGGAATATACTATATCTATGAAAACACATGGAGGATCAAAAACAAAGTTTTATACTAGATATATAGGTATTAAAAGAAGATGTGAGGATATTAAAAATAAAGACTATCCAAGATATGGAGGTAGAGGTATAAAGTTTGAATGGAAATCTTTTGAAGAGTTTAGAGATGATATGTATGAGTCTTTTTTAGTCCATCATAAAAAACATGGTAAAAACACTAGCATAGAAAGAATAGATAGTAATGGTAATTATTGTAAAAATAATTGTATATGGGCTACATCAATACAACAAGGGCTTAATAAAAGATCTAGTAAGTTTTTGACTGTAAATGGAGTAACAAAAAATTACTCAGAATGGGCTAAAATCATAGGATGCTCAAGACAAGCATTAAGGTATAGGGTTGTAAAAGGTTTAGATCCAAACTTAATTTTAACGTTACCTTTTAACCACTCAAACAGATATGATAAAACTGTATAAACATCAAGTAGATATTATTGCTGATAATAAAGAAAAAGTAGGTATTTTCTTAGGTTGTGGTACAGCTAAAACTTTAACAACACTTTATCTTTCTCGTGGAGATGTACTTGTAATTGCACCAAAGACAACGGTAGAAGATAGGACATGGGAAAGGAATATGCTACTTATGGATAAGAAAGTTTTTAACTCTCTTACAGTTGTATCTAAAGAAGCTTTTAGAAGAGACTATAAAAAATTATTATCTTGTACTACTCTTATCCTGGATGAAGTACACACTCAAGCAGGACTCAATCCTACAACGTGTTATAGAAAGAAAGTAGAGATACCAAAAGCATCACAAACATTTGAAGCTGTGATGGAGTATATCAATCGTGTACAACCGGAGAGAGTGTACCCAGTGAGTGCTACTCCTACTCGTACTCCTATGTGCGTACTTGCTATAGCATGGATGCTAGGGATTAAGTGGAATTACTATGACTTTAGATCTACCTTCTATACACAAGTAAGAATGGGGCAGAGAAATATATGGATGGTAAGAAAGGATCAGGGTACTAAGGATAGACTAGGTAGAGCAGTGCAGAAGTTAGGGTATACCGGTAGAATGAGTGACTACTTTGACGTACCACAACAGACATTTATCGTTAAGAAGGTACCACTCACTAAGAGTCAAGAGGATAGACTTAAGACTATTAGTTTAGAGTTTCCAGATCCACTAGTACTAGTAGGCAAAAGACATCAAATAGAAAATGGAGTACTCAAAGGAGATGAGTTTACTCAAAGTGAAACATTTGAGACTGGTAAGCTTGAAGCAATAGGAGATCTTATGAGTGAATATCCTAAGGTTCTTGTTTTTGCAAAGTACACTGAGCAGATTGAGCTGATCAAGAAGTATGTAGAGGATCAAGGAGTACCAGTATTTACTCTCACTGGAGCTACAAAGGATCGTGGAGAGCTACTTACTAAGGCAGAATCTCTACCTGAGTGCGTTGTAGTAGCTCAGGCATCAATAAGTGCAGGATATGAGCTACCAAGCTTCAGATGCACCATTTATGCTTCTCAAGACTATTCTCATACTAATAAAGAACAGTCTCAGTGGAGAACATTAAGAGCTAATAATCTTGATAAGAATCTCTATGTGTATTTACTATCCGGCAAAGTAGATAATGGTGTATATGAAGCACTTGAAAATAAGAGCGATTTTCATGAAGCTATCTTTATCAAACAAAGTGGAGTATAATATATATATATGAAAATATCAGATATAAAAGGAGAAAAATATAATCGTTTAACAGTAATAAGTTTTTCTGAAATTAGAGGTACTCACGCCTACTGGAATTGTGTATGTACCTGTGGAAATAAAGTAATAGTTAGGGGTAATTTATTAAGATCCGGTAAGTCTTTCTCCTGTGGATGTTATGCTAAAGAGTTATCAAGTATAAGATTAAAAAACTATACTACTAGTGAAAAACATAAAGGAAAAAATAACCCAGCATGGAAAGGTAAAGATGCTCATGTATCATCAAAACATCAATGGTTAGTAAAACATTTTATAAAAGAAAAATGTGAGCATTGTGGAGAAAATAAAAAACCTAGAGATTGGGCTCTTATAAAAGGTAAAAAGTATGATCATAATAGAGAAAACTTTATGTCATTATGTAGAAGTTGTCACTTAAAATATGATTATACTGAAGAAAGAAAAATAAAAGCAAAAATTATTTTAGATAAATATTGTCCTAAAAGAAAATAGTATGATATACCCACAAAAAGACTTTCCATTATTAGAAGAAGTGTCTAAAGTGTTTCCTATAAACAAGTACACTATTTTTACTTATGGAGAAAACTACTATACTAATTATAATCTAACACCTGATCTATTAGAGCATGAAAAAACTCATACTATCCAACAACTACAACTATCCCCTGAGCTATGGTGGAGAATGTACCTTGATGACCCTAAGTTTAGACTTGCACAAGAGTTACAAGCTTATAAGCATCAGATCAGGAGTATCAATGATCGTGAAAAACGCTTTAGAGTTACCTTAAAGTGTATAGAGGATGTATGTAGTGATCTCTATGGTAATATCATTACAAAAAGTGAAGCTAGGTGTATACTATTATCATGAGTGAAGCAAAAGAATCCATAGTATTTAGGCACTGGTTCATGGCGAACTCTAAGAAGTTTCAGTCATGCTCACTAGAGATAAAAGATACAAGAGGTAAAAATACCTTCTCACTTAAAGAGCTTAAAGAAGCTCAGATCAACCATGCTTTAGCATGTAAAAGTGATCGTGGTAACTTGTTTAGGACTGCAGTAGGTACTGATGGTATGGGAGATTATCACTTCTTAAGAAATGCTTATGCTTACATTGTAATAAAATACCCCAAAGGTTTTGCAGTAATTGATGTAGATGATCTTATCAAAGAGACTAAAGGAGTAACATGGGAGAGAGCATCAGAAATTGCTTTAGAGCTTATTGTTCTTAAATAACCAGTCACCATATAAAAAAAGAGCATACTCTTCTGATCGTTTTTTAGGTACAACACCATACGCTAGATAGTTATTGTACACTTTGCGAACGTGTTTTAAATTGTCATTTTTAGTCCTCCTAACCATGTAGTCATTTTATTTTTAATTTTCATCTGATTTTTCCAGCTGCAACTTTGCTTGATCTTCTTACCTCCACAATACTTTTGATTATTACCACGAGGTACAAATAAATGATCACATCCTATACACACTCTTTCGTTTCTACCTTTAAGAGGTTTTGCTCCTTTTCTTTTATATGAGCATCCTTCTTTACCTAAAATACTTCCACATCTTAATTGTCTATTATTGTTTCTTGTAAACTCTTTACCACAATGAGTACATATTGATACTCCCATCCCTGGAGATTTTCTTTTCCAGGAGCATCCAGTTTTATTGATAGTGCTACCACAGTATTTTGTTCTACTGTTACGAGGTTCAAACTCTTTATTGCACATATCACAATTGATCATACTTATAGTATATCGTGCATGTAAAAATAGTAAATCCCCAATATGGGGATAAACTACCTCTGGTATGAGACCCCTCTATAAGGCATGAGGGGTACTTTATTATACCAAATCGTCTTGTTGTTGTATCTTAATAAGCCATTTTTTGATATCACGCTTAAGTAAGAATAATCTATGTTTTATTGTCATATACAATAACTGTATCATATAAAAAGCTACTTTTTGAGTGCTTTATGTTCAGATGTATGACATATTCTACATAACCAAACAACTTCTAAAGGCTTAGAATAGTCCCTGTGATGACCTTCTATTTTTTTTACCTCATTACAAACTGAGCATTTCTCTGGTTTCTTTATCCTACCTGATTTTATATTATCATATAACATTACTCTTACTACTATTTTATCTTTATATTTTTTCCTATGATCTTTATCTAGTAGTCTATATTTTTCTGGATCACTAATCCTTCTTTTTTTTCTTGAAAGATTATCTTGAGCATTAAGTTTTTCTCTATTTTTTTTCTTATACTCTCTCTGGTACTCTAGTTGATAAGTTTTATATCTTTCTGTTTTTTGATATTCTTTTGTCCATTCTTTTTTGTTAAACATATATAAATAAAATAAGGTAGTCAATTTCCGACTACCTTAAATATAGCGTCTATTCCGCTACCAGTCAAGACTTGATCACCTCGCTTTCCATTAGTGGTAGTTTCATCTGAGCTTCATACTCCCTCGCTGGAGTTTCTTTGTAGTAAGATCTAGGCACGCACTTACAGCAGAAGTTGTACTTGTCACCTTTGATCACTAGCACAAAATATCCACGAGGAAGTCTTTGTCCACACTCATAGCACTGATACATCATGCTCTCCTTAGTAAAATAAAGAACTGCTATAAGTATAGCAAAAAGCCCCTCTTGCTTGAAAGGGACTTATGCACTTTACCGATATAAAAAACGTAAAGTAGACTATGCAACTGCTACAGTCTCTGTATCAGTATCTACCGGTACATCAACTGACTCTGCACCTTCATTTGCTTCTGCAGCAACCTCTACTGTACCGGTTCCATCTGCTTCAAGATGAGTACCTACTTCACGAATAAAGTAGTCTTCATTCTTAAGATCACCAACCTGACCGATATTACTGAAAGTAACATCTCCAAGCTCTACAGTAGTAGCTACTACGTTATCTTCACCAAAAGTTACTCCAGTTACAGGATATGTAACACCAGTAATTTTATTGATCAACTCGTATTCTATAGGCATATATTTATTCTGATACTACTTCAGAAGGAGTAGTACTCTTAATTGTTAGTGGTTCCCCTGAAAAAAATGTCCTGAGAACTGTTGTAAGTATACCAATAAATACCATAATGTAGCTCATAACTTCAGGGGATAAGTGTAGAGACTGCATAGCAGTAAGTGTTCCAATAAGGAAAGTAATGATACCCACCCAGTTTATTTTTGATTTTAAGACGTGCATACTTAGATAAGTTTAGTTAATTCTGTGAATAATAGACTACAAGAGTCTTTTGCACCCTTGTAGTTTTTAGCTGCAAATCGTGCATTGAGATCTGCTAGATAAGTAGGAGCATTATTAGATACAGGGAGATCAAACTTATGAAGATCTACAGCACTGTTAATGAAGTCCTGGAAAGTATACCCACAAGTGTATTGAAAATGAGGAAGATCTTTGAATCCTACCCATGATCCACCCCACTCAAGACCTACTGACTGTCCTAGCTGTCCTAATTTGAGCCATAAAGTGTTATCATTCCACATTGTTTTACCATTTACTAGAGGTACAATATCAAAAGCACAACGCCAATTATGGTAACTTTGCCCTCCTTTAGCATTACTTACGATAGCACCAGGAGTGGTTCTACCTTGAGCATAAATAGCATCTTGTTCTTCCTTAGATCTGTAAGTACAAGTAATAACAAAATCAATACCATTCTTTTGAGCTAGTGCTTGAAAATCTTTTGCCTTCTTAGCTACTATAGGTAGCAAATCATTTATATCTCGTGTCATATATTATTGTTTACCTTCAAATATCTTTATTTTATAAATACCGCTGTTAGGTTTTACTTCATCTACTTTGATATTAGAGTTTTGTATTCTTAACATTGTTTCATCACCGATCTCCTGATGCATTTGCTTTATATACATATAGTAAAATGCAGAAATACAAAGCCATGCAACACCTGACAAAAACATAAGTACTTTCATACCTCCTTCAATTTTAGCTTTTCTAATATCATGATCTTTAAGTTGAGTCTCATGATTATCTGTCTTTTTATTGAGAGTCTCTACAACACCGTCTATTTTTTGTGCTAGACCTAGAGCTGTTTCACTTACCTTTGTGTTGTGATCTAATTTATCAAATAGTAAGTCTATCTTCTTA